TTTTCCGTTTGCACTTTTATAGACTTTACGTCCTGTTTGTTTCATTGGCATAATTATACCTCCTGTTTATGTTACTTATCTTAAGAACTCTCTCCAATCCAGGCCATATTGGATTGAATTTATACGATGTACACCGATCAAATACAACACATAACTTGCTACACTTGACCCACGACCTACACCCCATACAATATCGTTTTCACGCATAAAGTCCACAAGATAAACCATATAGCGTAATAGCGGTAGCATACCTCGTTTGTTAAACTCTGCATATTCTTCAAAATAACGTGTAAGTTCTTCTTGTGTTTTACATTTACTTTGTAAATATTCTGAAATGTCCATGTTCTTGTATTCGTCAGGCATAAACCATTCACTTTGACATACACCGTCAAAAGTCTTTTGATCTACATCTAATGGAATATACTTTTGCAATGGAGTCAAACCTTGCTCTTGCATTGCACTGTTAAATTTATCTACGTCATCACTTGGATCACACAGAACCACATGACATTTATCTGCATGTCCAGAATAGATCATATCAATCAAATCCTGATTAGAAAATCTGGGTATACCTAAAGAGTCTGTTTTCATAAGCATATGTGTATATTAACTGATGTTAATAAGATTGTCAAGAGAATTATCGTCGTTATTATTGTTTTGTGTTAAACTTTTGGCTCTTCTTGCTTTTGCTTCTTCACGAAACATGTTTAGTACAGCACCAACTTGCTCTTGTAGTGCAGGATTTTTAGCAAGAAAATATTTGCGGGATAGCTCTTGGACTTTATTTTCTATTTCAGCATCTGAAAGATCTTCAAAACTATCCACTAAAGGATTAAACATTAATCAAACACACCATGATATTTTGCAAATACAGTGATACCATCATTGATAGTCCAAAAATCAACAATTATTGGATTAGTTTGACTAGATACAACAAACGATGCAGGCCATGTTGAATCAGTTTTAAATGATCCTCCACCAGCTGCCGCCCATATAATTGTTCTGTTATTTCCATCACTTGTAATTTGTAATCTCATTTTTCCTAATTTTGCACTGCTAGGAAAATCTGCAAGAGTTAATGTTACATCTGCGCCAACTTGAATAGTTTGGTAATGGCCAAATTCCCAACTTATATTCTGGCTTGCTGTAACATTTCCGTATGCATAAACTGTTTCTGTATTTTTAAGAAATTCTGCTTCGCTTATAACACTGCCGTTAAAGTCATTATTTGCATTCAGTTTTGCTGTGTTATCTTGTAATGCTGTAATTTCGTCGCGAGCTGTTTCTAGCCCTGTTTTCGTTACTGAAAAATTAGTACGAAACCCTTGGCTATCGTTATCTTGCCCTGCAACTGGGTATTCTGCATTAAACCCTGTTGTAATAATTGTACTGGCCATATTTTATTTCTCCTGCAATATATTTATCATAGTTATACGTTGTATTCATAGTTTGCGAATACAATGTATTGTTCGTTAGATTGTCCTGTAGTCGAATCTATTATTACCCTATCTATGTCTAAGTCATATGTAGTAAAGTCTATATTTCTTAAATTAATTAGATTTGCAATGTTTTTGCTAGTTCCTGGCTTACAATAACAGAGAGGAATCGCATTTACTAAGCCTAACTGGGCAATTTGACCTTCTTGACTACTTTGCATCCACAAAGGCATAAAGTTCTTTTCAGTTTCACCTATTGCTCTAATATTATCCCTAATATGAGTCAAACTGCTGTTATATCTTGTTGTATCATATAAGCCGTCAACAGTCAAAGCATTTAGATCTACTGTTATTGTATTTTCAGGAGTAGGTCGTAATTTTCGACTTTTTAGCACTCCTGGTGTAAATGGTAAACTTGCTGAGGATCCGTCACGTTTTTCTATATGTATTGTATCAGATACCTGTTGTGGTATTTCATTTGTTGTTACATTAATTTCTTTGAGGAATACGTTTTCTCTAGTTGTAATATTTAAATTATCTGCAAATATAATTTTTGATTTTCCGTCTTCTCTAGATGTATACGGCAGAGAAGACAATTCTGCATCATAACTATCATCTTGATAATCATACTTAGAACTGTTAATTAAAACTTTTTCTTTGTTCTTTATTGTAATTTGTTTTTTAGTTTTTTGTTGTGTGTTACTTTGTTGTTTGTCTTTAACTTCTAAGTATACAACTTCATAAACTACATCATTTGTTCCTGGAGTTTTGGCTACGGCTGTTTTTACTGCTCCAAATGTCAATCTTTTTCTTTTGGCGTTTTTAGATAATGCACCTACATAGTTACTGATATCTTTTGTTTCTATGCCAGGATATAATAACATTTTAATTTTAGTTTGTAATCCAAAGTTAGGATCATTTGGTCTGTATAAAAGTTCAGGGGCAAAGATTTCGCTATCATTTATTAGATCATTAAATTGTTTTCTTTTACTGCTAGTCATTAGAGGTGACATATACAGATTGCTGTAAAGTTTATCATCAGGGTCTGATAGTGTTATTGTAAACTGTCTGTCAATTGCACTAAATCCAAATTTGTCTTGTGCAGTAGCAGTGAAAGTAAAAGTTCTATCAAGCCTGGTTTCATTTTGATCAAATTTTGTTTGTTGCGAATCAAACACAGTCAGTCCTGGTATATCAGAAGATCCAAAACTTCGAACCTTACCAATTATTTCACCATCTAAAGCTAATGTTAATCCTGGAGGCAGAGTACCTGATTTTATAGTATAGAACAATGCTCCGTTTGGTACAGTTGTTGTAGCTTTTAAACTTAATGTGCTAATATAGTTTGCACTGAAATCTCCTAGATCTTTGGGAGTTACCCAAGCAATCGTACTATCAACTTCACCTAATAATTTTATCGTAAATGTTTTTGAACTTAGAGCAACTTCTTCTTCAACTGCTGTAATAGTTCCTAAATCAATACTTGTAGCTTTAGGAATTGAATCAATCAACACAGTTGTTAAATTTAATATATCATAATCTGTGCTTTGCTTAGTTAAAACATTGTTGACAGTATATGTTCTTCCTGCGTATGTGAATTCTCTGCCAGGAACTTGACTAACATAATCAGGATCGAATTTATTAACCTTTAATTGGCTTAGTCCTGCCGCTGTTCCTTCGTATGCATATTTTAATAATTGAATCCTATCTGCATCGTAACCTATACGTTGAGCGGCAACAGTAAATTTATATTCTTTTGTTATAGCTGGTTGATAAGGAACTCTACCTGCTATTTCTCCACTTGTTGTGTCTAATGATAATCCAGGAGGCAGTATGCTTGGAGAGCCGTCATCGTTGGTTGCTTTCAAATAGTAACTTAATACACCACTTAATGTGTTTGGATCAATAACATCTAATACAAGAGTTACGTAATTGTTAGCCCTTCTAAAACCAAAATCACTTGGTGTCAACCAAATAGGAACTCTAATGTGTGTAATGTCTGCGGTAAATGTTCCTGAACCAACAACCATAATAGTGTTATCTGCTCTTAGGAAATCGTCTCCTACTACATATAATCTAAATGTTCGCTCAGCAGTTGTATCACCATCACTTGCTGTAACAGTAAATTGGTAATATCTATTTAATTTTTTTGGACTGCGTGTAGGAGTTGATAAATCGTAAATTGTTGTATCGTAATAAAAACTATCAAAACCATTATTATCAGGTACACTCCAGTCGTATCCTGTTTGCAAATCTTGATCTAATCCTACATAATCTTCATCATATCTGCCACTTTCACTAGCAAGATCAATTGCTCTAATAGGATCTACAACGCCAACAAGTCTACCGTCTTTTGTTAGTTGAATGCCTGGAGGTAATTCTCCTGCTTTGCTACCTAAAAAATATTCTATTGTTTGTCCTGCTTCTACATCAGTGTCTAAAACTTCTAATTGGAAATCTATAGGAGCACTATCAAGTATAAAATACGTATTGTTGTTACCAGCCGCAAGTAAGTCCTCTGGTGTAACCCATTGAGGAGCATCTGGACCTTGTACTTTTATTTTGTAGGTCCTATCACTTATCTCATTATTAAATGTTGCTCTTAATACAAAAGTAGATATAGTATCTCTTGCAACTTCTCTTGGAGTGCCTTTTAATTGTATACCATCAAGATATATTCCTGCAGGTAAACTTCCACTTATTAGTGTTACAGTTGCTTGTGTTTCAGATAAAGGAAGTGTAAACGGAGCAATAGTTACTTGCTCGTTTAAAGTTAGTATTGTATCACCTGAATTTTTTGTCCAATAATTAGCCATATATTATTCCCTATATAGCATATTTATCGTTATACTATAGAGCCATAGTTTGAGTTTATAGATGCTGGCGCTGTTACAGAACCATAATCTATGCTAGATGTTGCGACTAGATAATCTAATCCTTTTGTTACATCAACTGTTATACCACCTAAGTCAAATCCTCTTACATTTCTAAGTCCATTGTACATTTCAGTAACATCTATACCATCTACTGTTCCTGTCAAAGCACCGCTTATTGAATTCGCTTCTATTTGGCTTACATTTGTAATATTATTTGTCTGTCCGTTTAGATTTCCGCCTAATGAAGGATTAGTGTCGCTTTGTACAAGACCATTTGAATCAACTGCTACTGTAATTGTGTTACTTAATACTGTGGTGTTTATGTTTTGTCCGCCTTGAACAATTAATGTTCTATTAGCACCTGCAATTGCTCCTGTGCCGCTTGTGCCTTGCAAGTTTATTGTTCCTGGATTTCCTATTGTAATAGTATTTGCATCAGAAGTTAATGTAACGTTGTCTCCTGCTACTAAACTTTTGAATCCAAGTACACCATTTTCTTTTGAATAAAATAATCCTTCACCACTTCCTAAATTAGTTGCAGTTGCCTGAGATTGTACTCTTGTATCTAGATCGTCAAAGTTATTATTTACTTTTACAAAAGCCTGGCGAAGATCATCACCAGTGCCGTCGTTTGCAAGTGTTCCTACATTAATTCTTGTTATCGCCATTACTATTTCCTTATATTGTATTTACCAGATAAATTATTTACATAAGGTGTAGCTTTTGCATACCTCTGCACCAACACCCTTCTAGGACCACCCATTGCGTTATCTGTACTACCATAACCTGTCAACGTGCCTGCAGGCATTGTGTTCACTGAATCATTATGTAGCATTGTTCTTAGTTCGGCAGGTGATATTCCTGGGTTTGCTTGTAGATATAATGCACCCACACCACACACTTGCGGTGAAGCCATGCTAGTACCATTGATGTTACACTGTCTAAAATTGCTATCTCCCCAATATGCGGCATCACCAAATTTATTTGTGTTGCTTGTACAACTTGTAATTTCGTCGCCTGCCGCATAAATGTCAACACCTGGACCAGTTGTACTGAAACCGACTTTTCGATCACCTGTTGCGTTTTCACTTAGAAGACAGCCTACCATAAATGCTTCGGTACTATATGGTGAACTTCCTCTATGGTACTCAACATTCACACCTGATCTAAGGAAAGAGTTATTATAGTCATCCCCACCACTAACATCAACTTTAAAGCTATTGTTGCCTGCGGCTATGCAAACATGCACACCTTCATCAATTAATTCATCTACATCAGTATCTACACTTGCTAAACGAAAAGGAGCTCTGTATCCACTTGTAGTAAAATATGGATATAATCCGTATGTATCTCTCATATGTGTGTTTGGACTTGTACTAAAACTAGCGTCATTGCCGCTGTTGTACGTTACTCCTCTATATGTTATACTAGTGAGACTGCTTGCTGGATAACTATACCCCCAGCTTGCATTTATTATAGTTGGTCTCTTTCTGCCAGTAATAGGATCTATTGGTTTGTTTCTATGCCATAGTTTTATTACATCAAATACATCGTTAATTGAAATACCAGTGCCGCTATCTCCTGTGCCTTCTAATCCATTAACTTTGACAGAAAATATTTGTGCGTTCCTAGCCCAACCAAATGTTTTTCCAACTGCTGTGCCTGCAACATGTGTTCCGTGACCATCTGTATCTCTATAATGATTGACATTTTGTGTACCTGACAATCCACTAGCTGTGTACCAGTCAATTTGGTTTACACGACTAACACCATTTGCGTCTTGAAACTCTGGATGATCAACCTGTAATCCGCTATCTTGTATTACAACATCAACACCTGTTCCATCCAAAATATAATCATAGGTTCCAGATAAACTAGGATACCATGCTACTGTTTCTTCAGTAATGTTATGTCTATGTTTACCCCAATCGTAGTATTGTCCGCTATCAGATGTGCCTTTATAAAAAGTAACATTCTCACTTGCGTTATATCCAATTTCTAAATTACTATCTTGGTCAGGTGGAATAGCAACATCCAAAACTCTGTTGTCGTTTTTTAAACTGTTTGCTTCTGCATCTGTCAGTGCATAGTGTGTATTCCGTTGTGATCCTGGTCTAGCGTTTGCAACATCTACAGTCCTATTAGGAATATCACCAGCACCTGTTGATGCAATCATTTCTTGATTAAATTGTGTGTAGTCTACACCTTTGTTTAAGGTTACAATGTATTCTTTTTCACTCATAGGTGTTCCTTAAACTACTGGAGTCATATCTAAACTATACCATCCGCCATTAGCATAAACTTCAAATCTATTTTGATCTGTGTTATAAATCATATCACCACTAACCGCTGATAATGCATCTCTTTCTGCCGATGTGAAATTTGCTTGATTAATTGGACCTCTTGCAATGTTTATTCTGTCAACAGCACTTAATGTAATTGTGCTGTTACTGGTTAGTGTTGGAGAACCAGTTGCTGAAGTAGATTGGAAATTATCAGCATACACAGTATTTGTGCATCTAATATCATTCTCTACAACTAGATCACTATTGATTGTTACAGCAGGTGTTATTGTAATACCAGAACTATCATTAGTATCAATCGTACTACCTACAAATGTAACTGCTCCTGTACTACCTGCTACTCCAGTTAGATTACTTCCGTCTCCGTATATCGCTCCTGCAAAGTAAGCATCTTTAAATCGTACAGCATTGCTTCCTAAGTCCCAGGTGTTATGTTGATTAGCATTTGGAACAACATTACCTCTTATAGTACCATCTAAATTTACTGCACTTAAAATTCCGTCTATCATCACAGTTGAATCTTGAGAAAATACACTTCCTACTAAATCCCCACTGTTGTTTACATCAACTGTTATTGCACCACTTTGTAATTGTGTAAGTGTAACAAATCCTGCGTCATTTGTAAGTGTTGAAATATTATCACCTGGTTGTGTTGCAGAATCCGCAAGTGTTCCTTGAGCCACAGTTGCCGCATCTGTAATACCATATCCTGCTAATGTTGTAGGTTTGTTAGTTACGTTTGTTGCAAAGTCTGCGCTTGTGAGATATCCTGCGTTGTTAGTGAATGCACTTATATTTGCACCTGAAGCAACATAATTACTGTCGTTTGTAAATGTACTAACATTTGTAGGTACACCGGTCAAATCACTGTATGCTCCAGTTGTAGCAACAGTAGCAAGATTAGAACCGCCTACCGTTATACCAGGAACATTCAATGCACCAGCAGTTATAGTTCCTGATGCTGTTATATCTACTACACCAGTAATACTATTGCCTGTTAATGTTAAATTATCACCGTTTGGTATTTCTTTAATTTTATTACTATCGGTAGTATCAACTACTAAGGGAAATCTATCAGCCATTTCTGTCCTCGCTACTTGTATTTATTTGCTTTGGTTCTATAACTATCATTGTGTTTTTTCCATTAGGATAAACAACGACTCTTTTATCTTTGTCTTCTTGAACGATAGGTTTAAGATCTTTTGCATTTTTAACCTGTGACATTATACTCTACCTACTACAACTTCTACCATACCACGTTCAGTATCATCTTTCGTTCCAACAGCTTTACCAATCACTTGTCCTACACCTGGATTGTTATCTACCATTCCGTAACCTGGTATTGCACTTGCTACAATCATATCGCCTTTTTGTACTGTACCAATTACTTTTACAGGCACTCTACCTTGTAGTGCAATTAGTGTTTTTATTCCGGGACAATTTTGATTCATTGTGTATGCACTTTGATCACTTACTACACCTGCAACTCTAGTATCACCTTTTGTATCAGTTGTAGTTACTTCTTTATCTCCGCCGAACACTAGCACTGTTCCTACTTCGTATTCAGTATCCCCTTCATAATATTCTGCCAAGTCAGCGTATGTTGCTTCAAAGCGTGAATTTGCTGTCAAACTCCAACGTCCTGTAACTGTGCCTGTTGTTGTTGCCGCACCAGTTGTAATCACAGTTGTTTTTAGAGCATCACTTACATAAACTACACCTGTGCCATTACCACTAAGTGTTAGGTCAGTATTTGTAGTTCTTGAACTAATACTATCAGTAAGTAATGAAGTGTCAACTCTTAGTGTGTCATTTACTTGTACAACACCTGTGCCGTTTGCACTTAGCACTAAGTTTGTATTTGCTGTAATACTTCTAATATCATCTACTTCTAAACCAGTGTCTGTGTGTTTTGCACTTACAGAACCATTAGTTACAAAAGTTATTATATCAGTACCACCAGCCGCAAAACCTGTGTTGGTTCCTAGACCAATACCTGTACTTGACCCGCCTAGTTCATTAGCCGCTTCGATAAATGATGTTTGTATCCAACGTGTTCTTACAGCTGAAACTTCTTCTGTTGTTCCTGCTCCACCTACAGATCCGTATGGTGAGTTTTTTTGGAATTCACTTTCTGTGTAGTCACTTATATCACCAACTTTGATGACACCGCCTGTCTTAATAGTAGGTTTGGTTGTGCCTTGAGCTGTTAATATATTTCCACCTTGAGGAGTAGTAAACAATAAATTGTTTGAGTTTTCAGCGAGAACAGTGTTAGTATCCGATCCACCTATGATCAACTCAGTCATTTGTAAACTACCATCGTTTCTACGTTTGGCAATACTTGTTGCTTCGTTGGTGTATGCAACTTCACTTGAACTGTATGTACCAGCGCCTGTTTTAATTAGAGCTTGTCCTGGGTCACCAACAATGCTGTTTGTAGGCGCATCTGAAAAATATGGAAGCACTCCTCCAAAATCTCCGTCTGCAACGCCAAGTCCTTTGTCAACAATATTTGCATAGGTATCAATTTCAGGACTTCCTGTTCCTGCTGTAGTTCTACCATATGCTTGGTATTGGTCTAACTGTGGTAAGTCATCTAAATCAACATCATTACCTTTCAGTGTAACCCAGCCATCTGTAACTGTAAAGTCATCTGAGTCAAATGCCGCAACACCAAGTGTGGCTTGTTTCTGCTGTTCATCACCAGTAGGTGCCGCCGCCGCAGTTGTTGCCTTATTCATGTTCAGCTTGCTTTGAACTATTGCATCTGAAGTAAACTCTGTGTTATCTACCGGAGCATGTACATCCGCATTAACAATAGTATCTGCTCTAATTTGTAGATCCCATTCTGTGTTTGTTGTGCCTCTAGTTACTGTTAATTCGAGGTCACTTGCTGTGCTTTCTACAGCATTTACAATCTCATCAATTGGTGCTTCTAATATTGCACTTGATACACTTGGACTAGTTTGTTGCACACTACCTGCACTTGTAAAGTCTGTTGGACCTGCTGTGTAAGTAAGTATGGTTACGTTTGCATTTTGTACTTTGTCAAATCTTGATTCTCTTGCAATAAGTGTACCTGTTGCACCACCTGCACCTGTAATTTCTTTGTTTGCACTTGCAGGATCAAATAATGTACCTGATTCTGTTTCTACAACAATCTTTCTTACACCTGACGGAGCAATTAATTGTTTTGTAAGGTTTGCAGGAGTAACTGTGTGATTAGTGTAATTTCTTAAATCTGTGATTTCATCATATGATGCTACAGCTTGATCTAAGAAATCCTTTGTAACCGCATCGTTATCGTCCGTTGGATCTAACAAGTTTTTAATTTGATTTGAACCTAAGTCCATGTTTGATTCCATACCAGTGGAACCATTGAGTGCCATAAAGCCTGGAGCAAATCTGTTTGAACCTGTCAATTGTGCAGTACCGTTGTGTCCTAATCTTCTGCTTACATAGTTTGCAATTGCTTTTTCTGTAGGAACTGCTGTATCTGATAAGTCTGTAAACAGTTCATCGTTTGAAAATTCGTCAATTGTAACACCATCTTTAAATCCTAATGATGCCGCTCTTGAAATACCAACTTCACCAGCAAACGTAATGCTACCAGTGGATTGGTCAACAACAAAATACTTACCTACACGGAAGAATCCATCATTGTCAGAACTAATAAAGAACACTCTACCTTTACGTCTTTCCCAAACTTGTGATTTAGTTGCATTGTCTGCATCAGTATATGCACCTGCTTTTGCTTCTGCTCCACCTACTGCTGTTCCTAGTAACACGTTTGGATAGTTACTTGTGTTAAATCCGCCTGTACCTATTTCTGTAAAGTCATGTCCTGTTGCACGTAGTAATGATATTGAAACTGTGATTTCTGCTGTTGTGCCATTTATAAGTCCAGCATAAACATTTCTAGTCACACTATTGATAGTACCGATATCATTGTTTGTATTTCCAGTAACATCATTTGCTGTTATTGCCGCTACTTCAATATAATATGCACTATCTGATTTTACCCACGTACCACTTGGTGAAGTGTGAGCTGTAAATAATGTGCTATTTGTTGCTGTTGAAAGTGCTTGATCCTCAAACAAATCATATGTGTTTGCAGTTACATTACCTACAAATTTTGTAGTGCCATTTAATTCAACAGTTCCTAAGATGTCTTTGAATATTACACTATTACCGTTGACAAGTCCATGTGCGTTTGATGTGATGGTTGTCGTTGCACCTAATGCTATGCTTTGAATATTACCTTTTGTAATTGCATCATAATCTTGTATACGTAACGTTCTTGAGCCATAGGTAAATATCATTCCTCCTGACCAGCCCGGATCACTTGGATTTAATACAGTTTGGTTGCTTGCATCAGTAGCATCCTGTAAAATTCTTATAGCTTCTGAATCTGTTAATGGTTTAACAGCCAGGAATGTATCAGTAGTAGCCGCGCCTAGTTGTCCGCCTCCTGTTGGTGCAGATACTGTTCTGTTTAACGGATCAAGTTCTATTTCTACATATCTAAAATCTGTATCAAAAACTGCTTTAATTTGGTCAGATGCAAGAGCAGTATTCTGATCGTCTTGTGTGCTGAAAGAAGTACTTCTATAGGTTACTGTATCACTTTCATCAAAGTTTACAGCCGTACTAGGACGTTCTGTAATATCTTGTGAATTGACACCTGAGAAAATTAAGTTTTCGCCGTGTCTGTATTCTAAGACATCATTATGATTAAGCCCTTCTTGTACATCTGGGAAGAAGTCATTGTTGGATCCTGCTTCTTGTATTGTTAGTCTATAAATTTCATTGTTAAATGTTCCTGCTGTTGATTGCCAGACTGCACTAACCTTTACAGTCAAGTCGTTAGTTGCATCAACGCCGCCAATATTTGCACCACTGATTGTGATTTCATCATTAATAGCGTAGCCCTGTCCACTATTGCCTATTGTAATTGTTGGTGTACCACTTACTAGTGTTACATTCAATTGAAAACCTGTACCTGATCCTGTTGTACTTTTCTGTGCAACATTTGCATAAATTCCACTTCCTGCCGGTGGAGTTCCTGTATAGCCATTGCCTCCGCCAAATGTAGAATCAAGAGTATTAACACCTGTTGCAACAGGAGCACCGTCTGCACCTACAACTCCGTCATTATTTGGTGTTGATAGGTTTGTAATATTACCAATTTTGTAATTCAATGGACCTGCTGTTGGATGGTTTATATATAAAGTAGAGTTCTTTAAAGGTGGCTCTCTAAAATCATAAACTGTGATACTAGTATCACCCAATGCGTTTGTAAATGTATTGTAAACAAATGACTTGATACTTTGCACAGTGTCTCTTGTAAGTGTAACCTGATCAGGTATTTCGTTTGGATCTGCGCCTTCAGCAACCAAACCAAAATTACCATAACCATTAGAACCATTCAACGAACGTATCTCTGAACCATTTGCCGCATAGTAAGCCGCGTGTGTGTAGTATGTAAACATACTAACCATTTCAGAAAATGCACCATTGTTTGTAACCAATCCATATCCTAGATCATTAATTTGTGTAAAGTCATTACCTAGTATACTTCTATTACCTGCTGTTTGCAAGTAAATGTCTTGTTCAATATCATCTACATTATGATTAGGATCGCCGATAGGATCAGTACCTATCTTGTTATAACCTTGTGAAAAATTAGATCCAGGATCTAGATATAAAACTGCTTTACCTGTACCACTGTCATAGTTACTGATAGCATTAATTTGATATCTAACACCCTCAAAATAGAAAGGGGCAGGTAATTGTGGCAAACGTAGTTTAAGTCCTTGAGGTTCACCGCCGACATCTAAACTCTCTACAGCAATTGTAAAGTCATTTAGTGTTACCGCACCGCCACTGATACCAACTGCTGTTGAACTACCGCTATTAGCTAGTACACGCATAGGAATGTTACCAGTGTATGCATCTACATACATACCACCTCTAAATGCCTTTTTGTTTAGAGATTGTGAAAAACTAGTTGCAGTTTGGATATATGGTGATTTAGTTAAAACTTGTCCTTCTGGATCAAGCACACACATAAAGCCTCCGTGTCCTTGCACTGTAACATTACGAACAATAGTGGCATCGTCCATTAGGAACACATCCATTTGATCATTCCTTAAAGGTGGGTTATATGTGCTTGGATTTTCTAAGGGGTATTGTACAATGTCAATTAATTGTCCTACTAATGCAATAGCACTTGTAACTTCTACCCATCTTGTAGGTGTAAGAATTGTATTGTTTGTTCCTTGTTCTAAGACTTCGTCACCTGCAATACTTGTATGTGAAGTGATTGCACGATAGTATCTTGCACCGCCGCCTGTGCCTCTAGTTACAAAATCACCTTGTGCATAATTATTACCTGCCGCCCAAGTTGGTTCAACGTCACCTGCAGAAATATCAGGATTAAAATCAGTGCCTACATTTTTAGTAGGAGCAATACCTTGTAGTAGTTGTGCCACCAATGTGCTAATATGTCCGATTGCCGCCGCTGTTTCAGTTTCTTGTCCTACAAACCCTGAACCTACAAATCCTGCATAATATTGTCCTTGGTTTTCTAGTGCAAATTCTTGCCCACCATTAAGTAAGTCTTTAACTAAGCCATCTACTATGTAGCCTGTATCTCGTCTACATTTTTCTTTGTTGTATGTAAATCCTGGAGCAGGATAGGTTGTGTCAACAAAGTATATCACTTCATCTTGAATAAATTCTTTGTTACTTTTTATTACATTGGCCGCTTGCTTATATAAGCCTAAATTACTTACGGAGTTTCCAACTTGTATTCTTTTTGTATTATCTGTTAGATAGTTAAATCCGAAATAACCTGTAAGATCGCCTTCTTGGTTGTAAAACGGTGTCCCTGTTGTATGCAGTGTAATACCATCAAATTCTTTATCTCTATAGAAATAAGTTCTAGCCCACTTACTTTGTGATACACGTGGCTTAGGTTTAATTATCACTCGTCTAAATTCATCACCTTTTAGTGAAACGTTGTTAGGTAATCTAATAGGATAGTCTTCTTCATATATTCCTGTTTCAACTCTAATAGTAACTTGTTTTGCTTTTACAAAATTACCCATTTCAAGTTCTTCACCTGGGGCTTGTGTTGCGTTATCTTGTGTTGCATCAAATTCTTTTGGTTCTAATAGTTGCATAAAGAAAGTTGTTGCATTTGTATTCTGTGTAAATGTTATGATTCTTCCTAAAGCACCTGAACGCTTACCTCTGATAACTTTTCCTGGTAAAGCATCAACGTTATCGGGATTAGTTTGATCAATAAATCCGCTAGTGTTGTTATCAACTGTGAGGAAATATCTGCTTCCATAAACAATATCAGCGCCTGACTCAATACCATTTTCGATAATATTATTAATCAAATTAACATTGTTCGTAATTGAACTTGGTACGTTTGGTTCGGCACCGCCTCCTTGTCCATCACTTACTTGTGTTCCTGTTCTATCTGCTTGGAATTTTGTTTGATAGCGTAATCCAATTTTACCTGCAGATGCGTAGTTACCAAATGAACTGTTGTCAAATGGTGTTGTTAAATCTACATCAGAAAATAATTCGATAGTTGATGCATCAATTACTTTAACATACGCAAATTCGCCGTTTATTTGAGTTTGACCTGCTACGTCAAAAAATTCAATAATATTTTTATCTTGCAAACCATGATCAGTTTGTGTTTGTGCTCTTGCAGGATTTGTACCATCAAACTGAGTCAATCCATTGTTGTTTGCAAGTAGATCTTTCTCTTGATATCTTTTATTTTGTAAAATTGCTTCTGTTATTAATTGTCCTAAGAAACTAAATGATGCTTTACTTTGTGTTAATTGTGTTGTGATTGCTATTCTACCACTAACACTTGAATAATATCTTTCGCCTGCTATACGAGATAGACTGTTTGCTGTGGTTCCTCTGTTTGCGTCAATCCTTAAAGAGTCTATAATTAATCCTAAATCTCTTCTACACGTTGCATCGTTATATACAAAATCTGGATATGTATATTGTATAAAACCACTTGTTTCTGCAATCAAATAATCTTTGTTCAAAATTAGTGTAGCATTTGAAATAGGAGCACTTGGATTTTCGACTCCTTGTGTATCAGTAATACAATCTGTAGTTACGCCACTTGCAGTATATGCTAGTGTTTGGAAATATGGTCCTGGCTCTTCTGGCGCTGTTTTGATTAATTCTTCTGCTCTACGTGCCGCGGCATTGATTGTTCTAAATGCGTATGTAGGTGCAGTACCTTCTCTTCCGTTTGGAACACCTTGCATAGTGTCATCACCAATTGTACTAACATGTAGTACTTCAGGAGAACTGTATGCCGTGTTATCAACATAATATTTTGTTGCCGCTTGTAAATCTTCTTGTCCGTTAGGTGCACCATCCCCTGCTAAGTCTCCTGGATGATCATGTAAGAACAACGGACCTTCCATTGTGTCACCTTGTCTTCGGGTAACACTTTCTCTTGGCATAGCCACATCACTTAAAAAATTTCCTGTAAGTGTACTATCAAATCCTGCATCTGTAATTTGATGCAAGTCGTCTGCCGCTATAGTATGATTCACACTTATCTTATTATTGTCTGCTTCAGTTTGACTTTCTGTTTGTGCTAATTCTTGTGATGTAAACAATGACAATTGGTCATCTGTTTCGTATCTAATATAGTAAGTAGTTCCTGAAGTAAGAGTTGACGGATCAGTATCTTCAGCTTGGAATATAAATGCTGTGCCATTTGCACCACTGTCAAAGCCGTGTCCTGCAATAAACAGATTGCCATCAACATAACTTGTAATAGTCTTTACATATTGTGAAGTACTGGCAGGCTCTGGTGCAATACGTATTGGTAGTCCGCTTGTTATATATCGTCTATCAGCATATCCTCTTGTAATGACTAAATCATCAATTGTGTAATTTGTAGTTCTACCTGGCTGTGAATTTAGAGCAGTTGCCGCAGATTCAGTAATTGCTACTCCAGCAATACCAAAATTTGCCGCATTTAGATGTGATCCTAGGGTTGGAGCAACATTATCATCAACTATGGCACTAAAAGTTGTTGATAAAATAATTTTTCCTGGAACACTTGCTGTATCTACTGTGACACTGTCGTTTGCTGTAGGATTTAGATCTGAATCACTACCTATTTCGCTATATATAATTTCAGTGCCTGTACTATTAGTTGTAATAATTTTACCAGCTTCAATTTCGTCTGGAGTATCACCTAATGTTGTAAATCCAATTTGGCCACCTTGACCAAATACTGCATAAAGTTCTTGGAAATTTTCATTTACTTTACGAAACGATTCTCTAATACTATCGCCGGTGCCGTCATTACCCTCAACACCAATGTTTACGTCTTGTTTTGCCATATTATTTGCTCCAAAATTGGTAGATTACCATTGCTAAACATATTTATCAATTGATTTTATAATCTTAATGTAAATACAGTATGTTTTTAAAAGAATATACTCTAAAAAGAATATATGAACGCCTAAGCAAGAATGGTAAATCACACAAGTACTATAGAGACACGACCATGGTTGTTTTGAGGTGTGATAGTTGTGATACACAGTTTGAAAGAAACCGTGGATCAATGGATCCAAAGCGTCTTAGTAACAATTATTTTCATGTATGTAGTAATTGTGATGCTAAAGTATTTGCACAAAAGAAGGGTGTTGAAAAGAAACAAATATGGGATATGCCTGCTAGTTTAGATATTCCTATTGGTAAGCTCTAAACAGCAAAACTTTCGCCACATCCGCAACTTGCAGTAGCATTAGGGTTTACAACTTTGAGGTAAGAACCACCTAGTTCTTCTACATAATCTACAGTACATCCAAACACAAACATTTCGGCCATAGGATCTAACCATAGGTTTTCTACAGTTGGTTCTTTGTCCGTTACACCCCATTCGTATTGAAAGCCTGAACAACCACCACCTTTTACAGATAATGATACGTTAGGCTTTCCTACTTTTGCTAGATAATCTTTAGCACGTTCTGTAACAGTAAGAACCATTTACTCAGTTTTCCAAATTGTCCATGCACCGTATGCGATAGCAATACCTGCCGCAATTTTTGCGAGTGGTGCCAAGAATAGAACCATAAGTCCTAGTAAAATTAATGCCGCACCATCCCAAGATGTGCGTTCCTTCATTCTAGAATTAATCCATTTTTTAAGCATATTTTTCTCCTTTAGCAGTAACAGCACCTGCGGTCTTCATAGCCTTAGTCTGTGCTTTTACGGACGGAGATTGTTTTACAGGAACTTGTGTTCTGCTATTAGCACCAAAACCAATTTTATCTGGTCTTGGGCTTGTTATTTTATCTACTTTTAGATCTTTGCCGCTATCAATATACATTACTTACTCCTTACGAAAGTGTTTAAACTTTCTAGTGTTTTACTTTGTCTGGAGACTGTTCTTTCAAGAACGCTAATAGCCGCTCTTTGTTTTCTGATTTGGTCTTCTAAACTTTGTACATATCGAAAACTAGGTAATTGTTGTTCTGCACCATCTTCGCTAACCATTACAATATGGTCTACACCTTGTCCTTTTAAACCACCTGTTACCCTATTAGGGTTTTTATTAGATGATGATTGGGTCTGGTCCGGTTGTGAAGGCTTTCTGCCGTACATTTTGTTTAGATAACTCATTATTGTTCTCCGTATAGTATTTATGCAGGCCGATACTTGCAAGATTTTTTGCTTTGCTTTCTACCATTATATCTGCATATGGCCAAAACCCTAATGCCCAATCATTAACAGCATTATTCCACATGTAATCACTATGAGCACGTAGTTTTGCTTTTTTGTATTCACCTGCAAGTAATATATCCATGTCAGGTTGTACATCTGTAGGGTGTCCTACAAGTAAATCCTCACGTGAAACGCTGTAGTGTATGACAGGACGTACTCCGCGCCAACTGTCTACAATACGAAGGAATCTATCATCACTTGGTTGTATGTATTCTCCTGAGTTTACCCAATGATGGTGTATGTCTAGCACCAAAGCGAGATCGTCTGCAAGTTCGAGACTCGCTTCGATTCCCCATTTGTTTTCGTCGTTTTCGATAGTAATACAGTTTCTTGCTTCTGGCGAGAGACGTTTAAGTGCGTCTTTGATACCGGCTGGACCTTTACGGCCTGATATGTGGACATTGCACTTGAAATCCTGAAACTCTTTACCATATCCCATCCACCTCGCTACATCTATGTGATATTCAAATTCTTCGATTGATCTTTCGACAATTTCGGGGTTGTCGCTTGCAAGTACAGTAAATTGGCCTGGGTGCATCGATAATCGGACATCGAGGGCTCTTGCCGTTTCGCCGACTGGTGCGAATTGTTTCTCACAGTAGTCACGTACATGAGGCAACCGCCAATAATAACTCCAAGTAGGCTCGGTATAAACAGGAAGCACATCGCTACCCAATCGGACCATACGAAGCTCTGGAGGAAGGCTTCCCACATACTCAATCAACCTCTTGTATGACGCAATATTGTGAGTCATGATATCCCACAAGCGTTCTTCAGCAACATCACGTGTCTGTCTGTTTAGCCACGCCACTGTTGTGCTACGAGTATTTAGCGGCCTTTGTATTTCTTCTAGTAATTTCTTCTTTTGCGTTTGATCAGGATGCATGTACTTACATGCAAAACCTATCCGCTTTTGTTGTGACTTCAAATAATCACCTGCTGTTGTAAATTTCAAATCCATACTCATAATATACTACATTTATTTCCAATTGTCAACCACCCATGGATCATTACAATTAGCAGGATTAGGATCACCATGGAATACACAAACACAAGTTTCTGGTTTTGGTTCTACCTGCTCAATTGTTGCTAGTTTTCTATTTCCTTTGGTGCCTCCTGGTGCAAATGTTCTATCCGATCTTACTTCCCATTTCCAACTTCTTATCCATTCGTCAGGAAACAATCTTGCTTGTTTCCCTTGTCGTACTGCTTCATCATATAGATAATCTTGATCTCCAAAAAATTGTTTTTGTATTAATTCAGGATCTTCTGCAAATTTTTGCCATAAAAAATCTAATTGGCCTGTTGCGAATCTAACTATACTGCTGTTGTATTTTTGCCAGCCTGGGCGCATTACTCGTGTAAAATCTCTGCAAGTCATCCAATAACCTGGTTGGAATTCAAACAACCTATCTATATTATTTGCAATAACAATATCTAAATCCATATAAAGTATAGTGCCTTTAATGGGAAGATCTTTATTGTACATATATGGTTTACACCACCATCCTTTCAGATAGGATGGTAAAGGTATGATAATTATATCTTCATCAAGTCCTGAAGGATCCTCTGTCATACAAGCAAATTTGAAATCAAGTGTGCAATGACGTCTACACATATTGAATAATTTGTTTACATAATCAGCAGAGTATTTTGTACCATGCTTTAAACATAATACAAAATATTCATTACTGTTGTCAGGGATAGCAAGAGTTGCTATCTCTTTTTCGCGGCGCCGTTGTTCTCTAATACGGTGCCATTCTTTTTTTGTTAAAATTTCTTTATCAATTTTTGGCATCTGCAAAAGACATCTTCTGTACTTCAAAAGGCGTATAGATAGCACTATTTGCACCATGCTCTGCACATTCAGCTGATTCACACCAACAGCGATTATCTGTTGCTTTTCGTACTAGGTTATCTGCAAAACGCCAGGCATGTTCTGCAAATTTCTCTGCACCTACTCCATCAAACTGTCTAATCTCTGCGAGGCCTTTTGTTTCAAGTAGTAACAGTTCATCTTTCATAGGATCATCTTTGTCGATACATAGTTTGTGATCAAATGAATCTTCTAGCCATGCTTTCAGTGGTTTTAGTCCACCAAAGTCAACTGCCCAGTTTTTATTATCTAAATTAGAACAACCAAATGTAAATTTAAATTGCAAACTATAACCATGTAGCAAATGACAATGTGAATGATCTGCGTTTGGTTGACGGAACACCGCTGAAAGTCCGATGTTGTGTCCGTATGTTTTTGTACTAAAGTAAGCCATATTATCTCCTATATAATAATGGCGGCAGAATTAGAAGGGTTGACGCCAAGTCCTATTGTGTAATATATTACACGAAATTACTTATCTTGTCAAGTGAAACATTTGGAAAATTCCAGGATTCTGGTAGTATCCATTCATCATTGTATATTGTAAATTTGTGATTAGGAAAGTGTTTGAACACCATTCCTATTTGATGTATCCAATATCTTGGATCAACAGCATGTCTGTCTTCTGCATCGTAACCGGTTGTGCCTTTGTAAATGTTATTAACTGTTTTAGTTTTGCTATGCAAATCAAACCCAAGCATATGTATATCTTCAGACAATAAACATCCTAGTAGAACTGCATAAGGTCCGCTTCCCCATTGGAATGGCTCGTCCCATCTTTTTAAGCCTTTATAAGGAAGATCAGGGACAATTTCTACATCGACAAATTGTCCAACCCAATCTTTTCTTGTGTATATTTTTCCTTGGAAATTATTTAATTGTGCGTCTTTAACCATTCGTCTATCAACACACACTAAATGATCTACAGCAAAATCTCTGTGTATGGCATTACATCCTACCACCACATCTTGGCATTGACCAATGTCAACTCCTAACCTACTTTCACCGTTGCCAATTATCCTTGTCATTTTCAAACATCTTTTTTGTTTCGCGTATTTCTTTTAATACTTCTTTGAATGTTAGTTCATTTGCTTTTTGATATGCGAAGATTATTTTTATTTTATCCACACACCACCACCACCAAAATACACTTACTAATAAAAACAGGGTAATTACACCACATATAACTTTAGCCTTCCAGTCACCGCCTAATAACTCCGAACTGATTAATAGGAAAACCGCTATGAACGGTAGTGTCCACGCGGCATATTTCCACCATTTTATTTGCCTAACTATTTTTTCCCACATACGTTTGCCTCCTTGCCTTTTAGCAAGAGTATTTACTCTCTGTCTTTTCATTATTTTATGATGCTATTTGACCGAAAGGTTTCCATTCGCCAGGCGTGCCTTCTCGGACACATATCCAACCAACATAGCCAGTTGGTCTCGGTGAAGTATTCCAAACAATGTCGCCTACTCTATAAGAACCTTCTGTAGGTGTATCTGAACCAACTTGCATTTTTTTACCTTGCATTTTTATTGGTCCTGCTGTTGTAATATCAGCATCGTCACCAAAGTTACTTACATTAACACCTAGTTTACCTTGTACACTTACTTTATTATTCAAAGTAATTGCACCAGTATCATCTACATGTATTCTAGTAGTATTGTCTGTAATAATATTAAGTTCGCTTGTAGTCCATGTTCCTAATTTGAATGTTCCTACTTCATTGTAATCTACAACAAATTCATGTTCTAATGATCCAACGCTTAATGCACCATTTGGATTATCAAGACCAATGCCTAAACGCATTGTATCACTGTCCCAATAAACATAGTTGTCTACTGTTAAATTTCCTTCTACAGATAGATTCTGTAAAATGCCTACAGTTGTCAACGAACTTTGTGTAACTTCTTGTCCTAATGCAGTTCTTGACAACACTGATCTATTTGCAATCTTGAAACTTTGATCTTTATGTAGATCAATACTGTTACTACTAAACAGTCTGTCTCCTTGCATAGTAAACTGTCGTGTGTTGCCTTCGCCTGCCCATATCAAGCCTTTATTACTTACACTTCCGCCTTCTGCACGGAATTCTAAATTGCTAGTTGTTTCGTTTCTTATATCCGCAACTACTTCATCTACGTGTAACCTTGTAGCATGAACTTCACCTGCTACTGTTAAATTACCATTTACATTAAGAGCGTTTGCAATGTTGTTTATACGAGCTGTATCAACTGTGATACCATTATCTGTTACATTTAGTATATAATCGCTTGCTGTATCTTTTATACCTGCACTACTAAATTCTGCAATTCTGCCGCCTTGGATTTTGTTGCCTGATAAACTTCTGTCTAATATTCCAGATACATCAGGCGCACTTGGTGTTTTTTTGGCAATGGCTTCAACTGCTTGTGAAACAGCCTCAAATCCATTACGCATTTCTGATAATTTTTGATCGATCTTGCTCATGTAAGTATTTATCAAGAAACCTTAAGTAGCACAGTTTCAGGATTTATTCTTCCATTGAGCTTTGTGTCGGTTGTTGCTATTTCATCTAAAAACTTACGTAATTTGACTTTTCCTGCGTCTTTGAATTCTTTCAATTGCTCTGGAGGTTTTCTAAGCGTTTTTTGTAAACTTAATGATTCGTCATATCCTTGAATAGTGGTGCCTTTTACACTGAGTCCACTACCTTCTCGTTGCATGCCTTTTGGATCTATATTACTAGCAATATATTTGCCTAATTTTCTAGTTTTAACATTAAAAACCCACAGCTCATTTGCACCGATAATTTGTGAAGGATCAATACTTGCAAGTTTATACTTGTCATCAACTTTGAGGTACTTTAATTTTGCAACAAGTTTATCAGCACTGTATACCTTCGGTTTACGTGGCTTGCGTGTTGCTTTTGCACTATCAATTACAAAATCTAATGCTGTTATAAGTTCTCCTATTGCAATACGATAGTTTTTGATGTCTGCTTTCTTGATATGTGAATAACCTTCTTTGAGTTGAGCCCACAAATCTTGATCAAGCTCACTCATTTTTTTCAATTGTCCTGCTGTAGGATATCGTTCTAATTCATCAAAGTCTACTAGAGCATCTACATAGAATGTTTTTAACTTTCTAGCATGTGCCTGTGTAACACCTTTATCTGAAAAGTGTTTTTTGAAGTCGAACCCTTTCGGGTCAAATGACTTTGGGTCAACTAACCAACCTTCTAACCAATCTTCAATTGCTTCGCTTTGTATATATGCTTGGTCACGTATACGCTCTTGTATACTAGGCACATACACATCTTTCTTTGCCTTTTCTTCTTCTTTCTTGACTTCTACAACTTTGCTACCAACTTCAATTGCACGTTCAATTCGTTGTTTTAAGAATACTGAAGCAGGCTGTACACTGCCCATTGTGCCAGGCAGGCTTTCCCAATATTCATTTTGTTTTGCATTATAATCGGGCATGCCATCTAGCAGTTGCTTTGCAACTATAGCGGCAGTAATACTTAATTCATAACTAGGAGCGGCTTTTGCTTGTCTAATTTGTTCAGCAGTATATCCGTTTTCTTTCATCCACTTGTAGGTATGTGGATACAAATCAGCGGCTTTATAGTTTTCATAGTAAAAAGCACGACTAGCATCACGGAATCTATGAAATTGCTCACCACTCCATTCTTCCCATCCATCCCAACTCGGTGCTTTTAATTTATCACCACGCCGTACTCTTGGCGCTCCTCTGACAACTTTCTTCTTTGTTCGTTTTGGTAATGCCATGAAACTCTCCTGATTGTTTATAGCAGTATATAGCAAAGGTTGTATTTTGTCAAGAAAAAATGACTCAAATGTATCCTATCCAGTGTGTACAATCGTCACAAGGATCATCAACATGAGTTGCCTGCCATGCTATAACTTCTTCTCTATTCATTAGTGAAGATCTGGATCTCTGCCTAAACCTTTTACTGTATAGACAGTTTCCTCCTCTACTGTATATTTTTCATGTGGATTTTGTTCTTTTAGAAAAGCAATTACAGTATCAACATGAGTTTGATCAGGTAAATTACTTTCTACCCTCTTCTTTGTAGAATCGAGTATGTGGTATTTTTTTATAGCCATCAGTTATTTAATAGCCTAAAGACAACCATAAACTATTCTGATTATTCTAACCTTCTTTTTCTAAATCCCAACGCACTAGGTTAGATTTTCTCCCCTGGCTCAAATCCTCGGAACGTTTTGAACCTTGGAAACCTAAGACTATACGTTTCACTATCCTGAGACTTTGTTCTAGCATCTGCTCTAATCTCAACTAGCTGACCAACGAGACTATCACGTTCAATCCAGTACTCATCACGTTGAGCATCAGTGAAGCCGCTCCCACAGTTAAGGCGATAATTGTATCCATCGTCTTCTCCTTCTACAATAATGGCACCTAATCTTCCTTCATTACGGCCTGTGCCTTCTTCGACCGCAACAACTTTCAATGTAATTTCTATAAAGGGTTTAGCTTTCAACCAACTATGCGTTCTTTTACACTCGTAAGGTGCATCTACGTCTTTTATCATTACACCTTCGTAACCACCGTCTACAGCCGCTTTATTAAGCTCTACAAAGCGTTCTTGTCCTTCAGCAGTACTTAGATCCACATCTTCCCATTCAAGTGCTTGTACGTGCTGTAAAACGCTTGCATTCTGTTCTACCCAAGCCTTAACTGCTTGACTTCTAAAAGATTGTGGTTTATCCCAAATACCTTTTTGGAAGTCTTCTAAAGGACACATGTCAAACAAATGCAATACAGCATCATCTGATTGTTTCCCGTCTTTACGATGCACTTGCTTCATAAGGTCTTGGAAGTTTGCACTCATTACTTCACCATCTAAAACAAGATCATACGGAGCAGGCTTTTGTGAAATAACTTCTTCAATCTCTGCAATGATATGACCAAAGTTGTGAAACTGTTTTCCGTTACGAGAAAACATCTCTACTTTATTGCCACGGATAATAGTAATAACTCTTACGCCATCTAGTTTGATTTCAATTTGTTTCTTACCTACCATTTTCTTTTCATGGTTAGCACTGTCATGTGCAAGTGGGCAAGTAAATGTTGGGATAGCATACTGCGGAAATTTCTTTGCAATTTTGTTTACAGTTTTTTCTGAAACACCGCAACGTAGATCTTTGATTAAGATTCTACGATAAAACATATTCCACTGTTCTGCTGTTGCAAGATCTTTACAAAGTATAATTGCATCTCTAGCATTGTGACCTGTAAGTTGCCTATCAATTAGTTTACGTGCTAATTCTTTAAAGGTAGGCCATGCAAGACCTTGTGGTGTTAAAACTTCATTTTCTTCTTTTTCAGGAACTTGCTTTACACCAAATGTAACAAGTGGATCAAGTGCCATTTTGACACCTTCGAAAAATTCATCTAAGCCCTCGTTCATAGCTTCTTCTATAACTGCCTCTTTTGCAAGTCTAGAATTATCTGCTTCGAGTTTTGCTATAATTGTTTGTGGTTGTGTTCTCATAATTGCCTCTTCATTGCCTAATTTTATACATTATAACACATTACACTAATATGTCAACCGAAATTGGACACCTAGGAGGGAATCGAACCCCCATACACGGAGTTGCAGTCCGTTGCATAGCCATTCTGCCACTAGGTGTTGGCATCGGTGCAGGGAGTCGAACCCCGGCCTTCAGTTTTGGAGACTGATGTGCTACCGTAACACTTCACCGACAAAAAAAGCCCCTAATAAAACTAATTACTAGGGGCTTAACAACGTTGAAAATTCACGTCAAGACATACCCCTAACCTGGAGGCCAACAATTAATATTTGTTCTGATAGTCTTAATCATGTAAATATTCCTTCTTTGTTAATAATACTAATATAGTATCTCTATTTATAAAAGTCAACCTTTTTTGGAAAAAATTGGCTCTGGGGGAAGGACTCGAACCTTCACGCTAAATATATTGCAGTACATTTGGCACATGAGAAACAATCATGCGTGTCTACCATTTCCACCACCCCAGATTATAATTAACCTTCTAACTTGTCTAGTGCGGCAATCATTCTAGTCATTCCAATACCGCCCCCGACTCTTGGGAAGAAGTCAAACTCTAAAAACTTTTCAAGTTCTGCTTCAACACGTTCTTTTGAAAATAGTTCGTACAGTAGATTGCTATATGCACCATTTGTTATAGTGTGAAATGTATCACGCATTTGATCAACATCTGTAGATCTCTCTGCTGAACCTATTGTTTCCATACCGC